CGAATGGGTAAAAGGAACTGGCATTCAAGTTGATGGCGATAAGGTCTTTTTATATGATAACGAATTGATCTATATGAACCCTTTTGGTGAAGAATGCCGAAGCGACGAGTGGGTTGAAATCATTCCTGAAACTAGAGGTCAATACATAGGCAAAAAAGACATGCACGAAAACAAAATTTATGATAGTGATTTACTGGCAGATGAAGATGATATTTGGGTGGTTGAATGGGATGACTGCGAAGCCAAATATATATTAGTTCTTGACAATGTTGCAATGGATTTTAGTAATATTGATAGTAGATGGCTTGAAATTGTTGGTAATGTACACGATAAGGAGGAGATACACAATGTGGATTAGAAGTCAATGCAAATGGGATTTAATAAAAGTTTCTAGTGTTTATATTTGGGAAAAGGGATGTGAACAAACTACTCATATCCCAGTCCCAGTTTTCCAAATGCCACAAGATGAGGAGGTTTAACAATGACTAAACAACAATTTGATAAGTTATATTTGGGTAAAGCAGTTCATTGTAAAACTGAAGAACTTGCTGACGAGTTTTTGGAATTGGCTAAACAGTTTGATTATTATAGAGATGAAAATCCTTATAATGATTACAAAGAAAATACTTGCTTTCGTATTCACGATAGCGCTGTTAGGTATTGGCATTTAAATGTATATATATCGTGGGGTTTTGAAATCGTTGAGTTTGAATCAAAACGCCCTGCATTAACTGATATTATTTTAAACCATTTAGACGTTAAAGTGAATGAAAGATTTAGAATAACCAGAAAATTTGGAATAATTTATGATGCTTTATTTTATTTTGATAATAGGTTAAAACTTAATTGCACAAATCCTAATCTAAAATATGATATTTATATTGGAGACTTAATAAATGGCGAGTATGAAATCATTAAATTACCTAAGCCTTTACTAACCAACGAAGAAAAAGAGTTTTTAAGTAATTTTGATTTTGTGGAATTAGAAAAAGAATATGGCTTGGTGCTTTATATCGATCAGTGCAATTATCACGTCATAGACATAGAACACTGCAAACACAAATTTAATGGTTTAGAAAAATGTAAACATTATACGTTAAAAGAATTAGGATTATAAAGGGGGAGAGCCTATGGAAGCGAGAAAAGTACCAAAAGAAGTTAAAAACTATATAACTTACAAAAAGTTAAAGAATGATATATTCAGCCTAAAAATCAAAATCAGCAATTTAGAGTACGAATTAGAATTATTGAAAGGTGGCCCTAAAGACGTCAAAGCTCAAAACTATGACTTAAAATCTGGAAGTAGTTATGTTTTAAATATCAACGATCTATACAAAAGAATTGAAACAACTTCAAAAGAAATCAACAGTTGCAAAAAAAGATTGTTAGAATTAGAGTTTGCACGAGACGACCTAGAAGATTGGCTAAATTATGAAAGTACAAAGTTAGAAAAGAAAGTATTTTATTTAAAAGAAGTTGAGGAAATGAATTTAAAAGGAATATCAGAAGAGTTAGACGTCAGTTATGATTACATTAGGGAAGTAAGTGCAAATATTACAAAAAAGATTGATAAGTTTTTAAAAGTACCCACAAAAACCCACAAAAACTGGGAATAAGGTGTTATAATCATATTGTCAGTAGTCTATAGTATTACTTAACTAACTGATATGGCATATATATAACCTCCTATTATGTATTATGTTTTAATTCTTTCTTTCCTATTTTTCCAAACAAAGTCATCTAGGTTATATAGAACTTACCTAACATGTAGTTTAGATGACTTTTAAAAAACAATTAATTATTTAAAATATATATAAAACATAAACCAGTGGATAGATAACTATAAACTGGTTTTTTAATTTAAGTAACTATACTGGAGGATAAATAAATATAACAAGAAACGAGGTGTTTATAAATGCAAGTTAGTTCTAACAAAGATAAAACTAAATTAACAGTAAAACAACAAGCATTTATAAATGAATATATACGTAACAAAGGTAACGCAACAAGGGCTGCAATCAAGGCTGGATACAGCGAAGACACTGCTAGATACATAGGCGCAGAGAACTTAACAAAACCCCACATTAAAGCAGAGATAGACAAAAGACTAAAAACAGCCAACAAAAAGAAAGTCGCACAAGGCGATGAAGTCTTAGAATGGCTAACAAAATTTGCTCGTGGGCTTGTAAAAGAAGAAACAGTTGTAGTATTAACAGACAAGACATTTGATGATGATGGCAAGCTAACTAATATAACTACAAAGCCAGAGATATTTAAAAAAAAGATTGTGCCTAAAGACCAGTTATCAGCCCTTGATAAACTGGCAAGAATACATGGGCTATACAATGACAAGGCTGAGCCAAGCCAAGATACAGAGCAAATGAATATGCACAGAACAACTATTGAAGCTCTTAAAAAACGCAGAGTTGCAGATCTAGATGAGGAGTTAGATAATGGCTAAAGACTTCATTATCACTGACAAATATTTAGATGCAATGTCGATAGGCTTAAGAGACAATACTTATTTGTTTGTTTTTGAGGGCACTGTTAGAAGCCAAAAGACAGTTACAGCAACTCAACTACTTTTCGAAGCAATACAAGACAGTGATGAAGAACTGCATTTAATAAGTGCCGAGAACTTAGATTCAATTAGAGATAATGTTTTAAAGGCTGATTTTGGTTTAGAAAAATGCTACCCTCAATATGTCAAAAGAAAAAAAGAAGAATTTGGGGGATACTATTTAGAAGTTAAATGTGACATTCCAAATAAGCCTAAAATCAAAAGAGTTTTATTATGCGGTTATGCAACAGCTAACCAGTGGGAAAAGATAAACGGTAAAACACTCGGCGTTATTATGGTTGATGAAGTTAATAATGCAAATAAGCAATTTATAGATGAGTGCTTTATGCGGCAATCATCAGCGATGTATCCTAAAACGTTTTGGACTTTAAATGGGGATATCCCTACTCACTGGATATATACAGATTATATCAACCGAGCAAGAATTATTGGAGACGTTCCAGCATCAATTAGAGCGGATATGGATAAGGCCGATAAAGAAAAAGGCTGGTATTACATGCATTGGACTATGCGAGACAACCCAGTAATGACGGAGGAAAAGATAGAACGATCATCAAGCATATATCCAATCGGCTCTTACTACCACACAATTAAGATATTAGGTGAACGTGGAGCACCCGGGCTATTATTGTTTAATGACTATATGAGCCCAGATAAACACATTAAGCCAATTGACACAAGAAAGTATGTTGAATATGGAATTGGTGCTGATATCGGTGGTAATAAAGCCTCTAACTCATTTTCTTTAGTAGGATTTAATCATAACTATTCTAAGTGCGGAGTGGTTGATAAAAAGACATTCCAGCAATGTGGTTATAACCAAAAAACCGAAGAACTAATAACGTTTATAAAATCGCATTATGATAAGCCAATTAGATATGTTGCAATTGATAGTGCTGAGAGCAACTTTATCAAAGACATTAGGACATTGTTTAAAAGCATATTCCCGCATATAGCAGTTATCGAAAGTTATAAAGCAACTATAAAGCAGCGATGCGACTTAATGATTATCTTACTATCTCACGAGCAAATAGAGTTCAACAGCACCAAAGAGGGAATAGATACTTATGATGCTTATAGAATTGCGAAGAAAAGCGAGAAGCCTAATGAATATCGAGAAGACAAAAACGAAAGACACAATGATATTATGGACTCAACTGAATATGCACTAACAAGACATATGAACGCCTTACTAAAGGCTTCCAAAAATTATGAGAGATTTAGAGAGGTGGCATAGCGTGGGGATTTTCAAAAGGATAAAAGATTATAGAACGAAAAAGAGATTAGGGAGATTGGAGGGCGATTTGCAAATGATTAGAAATAGAATAAACTTTGATCCCCGTTATGTATATGGGTTAGATGATTTAGATTCGTCAGAAGCGTATACTCGTAGGATAGAGGAATATAGAGTATGGTTTACTGGAGATAAAAGACTACTTAGAAGATTATATCGAGACAACATAAAAAAAGATAGTCAAAACTATTTTTGGTATAAAGCGCCATCAACAGCGAGAATGCTACACTCTGGTATACCGGGATTAATTTCTACAAAGATGGCTACTATTCTTTTTGGTGGTGGCTATACAGTTGAAACTGTGGTTTATGACGAGAACGACAAGAAAGATGAAACAAAAGCAAAACAAGTCCAAGATTTGTTAGAGAGCCTTATAGTTGATCTAAACATAAACGAAAGACTAGAAAACGCAGCGGAGAATGAGAGCTGGGGTGGCGGAGTCTTTATGAAGTATAGTCATAAAGTTTCATTATCAAATTATCCAATTCTAGAAGTTGCTAATGTCACTAAGGCAGAGGCGATAATCGAGCGTGGCATCTTAACTGGTGTCATTTTTAAATATTGGTACACAGCCAATAAAAAGCAGTATAGACTTGATGAGGTATATACAACTAATGATGAGGGCGACGCTATTATTCGTTATGAACTGTATGAACTACAATCTAATAGCGAAGAAAAGAATGTTCCTCTTGAAACTATAGATGAGGGGTATGAACTTAAATACGATACCGACGGAAAGCAAATACTTAATGATAATGATGAGTTTGTTTATAAAGGCATCAAAGGAATGCTAGCATTCTACAAGCCAAACAAAACCCCATCGCATGAGTTTATGGATACGTATTATGGGGCTTCCGATTATGAGGGTGCATTAGATAGTTTTGACGCTCAAGATGAAGCGTACTCCGAATTGATACAAGAGTTAAGAGATAACAAATCTATCAGATATATTCCAGAGAATATGATACCAACAATATCGGTTGAATTATCTGATGGAACGTATTATGACGAAAAGATACTGCCCGATGAGTTTATAACTAATTATGTTAAGGTTGCTGGAGATGACGACCAAAACACTAAAAACCAAATTACAATTCAAACGATAAGCGATAAGACCGAAGACCATTTAAAGAAGTGGAGAGTAGCATTAACTAACGCTATTAATAAAGCAGGTTTAAGCCCAGTTGCTTTAGGCATAACTGGACTAGAAGCAATAGACGCCTCAGCAGAGAGCCAGCAAGAACGCAATAAAGCAACTCTAGAAACAAGAGCAAAGAAGTTAAAAATATGGAAGCCTTTTATGGAAGACATGCTTATGAAGCTTTTA